GCGGAAAATAGGCGGGGCGGTGTTTTGGTTTTCGATGCAGAAAATTATCAAAAGCGTAATGAAAAACAAGACAAAACGAAACGGGGCGTTTTATTACCGTGAACGCCCCGATATTTTGTGGTAACGTGAACTCGGTATAAAAGATTCCCAAAAGATTCCCATAGGTTCATGTGTTTGTCTCCTTTCTTGTTTTGCTGGCGCCTCGGAAAGACGAGGGAGGCGGCGGGAGCCTTGTCTGCGAAAGCGGTCAGGGCGACCAATGCCGCGACGGTGAGCAAAAGTGCCGCGCTTCGTTCCGGGCACGACATGACGGGGAGCTGGGCACGATACGGAAGATTAGCTCAACGAGAAGAGCGCCGGCAGATAGCCGGTATGTGTGGGTGCAAGTCCTGCATCTTCCTCCACGTTGGTTTTTCGGTGGACAGGGAGGAAACCGATTGCAGACGGGAAAGACCGGCAATGCGCAAACGAAATCGAAAGGGGGAGCGGAGCTTGCAGAAGAAGCAGAAAACGGCCGAAGAAAGAAAAAAGCAGACCGAGAAAGCCAGCAAGGAGATCGCGACCTTTGAAACGGCGGAGGAGTTCACGGAGCTTGCCAACGCCTACTTTGACGAGTGCGACAAGGCGAACCGCCTTTACGGAGAAGCCGGGCTTTGCCTGTACCTGACGAAGCACAACCGCAAGGGGCGAACGGTGAAGCTCGAGGCGCTTCACACGTGGTACGACGGCGATAAGGCGGCGTATTTGCAGGACGCGGTGCAGGCGGCGTACCTGCGCATTCAGGAGCAGATCGAAAGCGATCCTGCCTACATGGAAAAGGGCATGACGACGCGAGCGATCTTCCTGTCGAAGCAGAAAAGGCTCGGCGGCTATCAGGATAAGGTCGAATCGAAGAACGAGACGACCGTGCATATCGTCCACAGCGACAGCGTGGACGCAGAGGACTTCAAGTGACGGGAGGAAACGGAATGCTGCAATATATCGCGTTCGCGGTGACGGCGGTGCTGATCCTATCGGCGCTCGATGCGGCGGTGCTGCTTTGGTGCTGCGCAAAGAAGTTAAAAAAGGCTGCGGAGCATAAGGCGGAGGAAAAAGCCGACGCCGCGATGCACGAAGGGAAAGACGGCAGCCGAGAATTTGACGAAGGCTTTGAAAACATCATGCGGTTTTCCGTAAACGGAAGGACCGGATTTGAGCAGGAATGAGGTGGAAGTCGTGGCGATCGACAAAACGGTGCAGGGCGTGTACGACAAGGCGATCCGGCTGATCGACGCGCAGAACGAGAACACCGGCAGCACGGACACGTCGGACACCAAGGAGTACAAGCTGCGTACGCTGTCCATCCTGAATAACCTCATCGACGACGCATATCCATCGAGCAGCAATTACACCGTGGCAGACGGAGAGCGCCCGGAGCTCGACGACCTGACGGCATTCACGGACGAGATCTACATGGACGCCTACGTTGTGCGAAGCGTTCTTCCGTGCGGACTTGCCGCGAAGCTGCTGAGTGAAGAAAATCCGGTGCTTGCCAATTACTTCCAGCAGTTATACGAGCAGCGGCTTATCAAGGCAAAGCTCGGCGTTCCTGCGGCGTTTGAGGACATCGGAGGCGAGACGGGCGGCGCATACGGCGGCATCGAATACGGGGAGTTTTCCCGTTGGTAAAGACGTAAGAAAGCGGCAGACCAGCCGCAAAAAATAAACACCGGCAAACCAGCCGGAAAGGAGACCAACATGGACGAAAACACAAGCATGGAAAGCAATGCAAACCAGCAGGACGCATTTCTGAGCGCGTGGAACGAGCCGGACGAGACGGAGCTTGCCGACCAGCAGACTTACGCCGAGACCGAGAATGGCGGCGAAACACCGGAAGATAACGGCAGCGGTGACGCCGACAATACCAAAGCGGAAAACGCCGCGCTTCAGTCCGAGACCACGGGCGAGGGCGCGAACGGAACCGAGGGAGGAGAGAACCCCGCACAGCAGGAAGCGGTGTGGAACATTCGGCACATGGGCGAGCAGAGACAGATGCGCGCCGCCGACATTACGCCGGAGCTTCTGCAAAAGGGGCTTGACTACGACAGAGTGCGCGGAAAGTACGACGAGGCAAAGCCCGTGATCGAGCTTTTGGGACAGTTTGCCAAGGACGCGAACATGAGCCTTGGAGACTACGCAAAGTACCTCCGCGAAGAAACAAAGAAGGCAAGCGGGATGAGTGAAGCGGACGCAAAACGCGCCGTTGAGCTGGAAGACCGCGAAGCTGCCGTCTCAGCATTTGAAGCGCAGCAGAGGGAAGCCGCGCAGGAAAAGGAAAACGCATCGGCGAGAGTGAAAGCCGATCTTGCTGAATTTTCCAAAGCGTTTCCCGACATCTACCAACAGGCGAGAAGCGACCCAAAGGTCATTCCGGACGAGGTTTGGAAAGACGTAAACGGCGGGAAAATGTCGTTGACCGCCGCCTATTCCCGTTACGCCGTGGCGCGGGCAAACGCGAAAGCGCAAGCTGCGGAGCAATCCGCCGCCGCCGCGCAGCAGAACAGGAAGAACGCCGCACGCTCCACCGGAAGTATGCAGGGAGCTGGCAACAGCACGGCGCACAAGGACGAATTTCTCCGCGAGTTTTTAGCCGATTAAGCTAAAACGGGACGCTCCTCCGCCCTTGACGCTGATACTCAACAGATTCTATCGAGCATCAGCATAAAATGAAAGAGAGGAAAAAATAAAAATGGCACTCGATTATGCGACCAAATACCAGGCAGAAATTGCCAAGCGTTTTACCAAGAAATCCGTTACCCGCGGCGCTGCCGGCAACGATTACAGCTTCACCGGCGCACGCGGCATCAAGATCTACTCCATGCCGTCCTCCGCGCTGAGCGACTACGGCAGAGGCTCCACACGATACGGCAGTGTTTCCGACGTGGAATACACCACGCAGGAAATGCTCTGCACGCAGGCCAAGAGCTTCATCAAGCATCTTGAAAAGCTGGACACCGAGGACATCAGCATCGAAGCGACCGGTGCGAAGTTCCTTAAGGTGGAGATGGACGAGCAGGTCGTCCCGACCATGGACAAGTACCGCCTCAAGAAGTGGGTCATGGGCGCAGGCACGCTCAAGCAGATGGCGGCCGCTCCCACCAAGAGCACCATCGTCGGCGACATTATCGAACTCAAGAGCGCGATGGGCGACAACCTTGTCCCCGACACCGGTCTCAAGCTCTACATCACGAACAAATACTACTCCATGCTGCTGCAGGCGGACGCAGTTGTGCAGCTCAACGGCGGCGACTATGCGCTCAAGGCCGTTAAGGACGGCAGCGTCGGCACCTTTGAGGGCATGAGCGTGATCCCTGTTCCCTCCTCCTACCTGCCTGACGGCGTGTATTTCGTCATCAAGGCACCGCACACCTCTGCTGACCCCGTGAAGCTGGCGCAGTACGACGTGATCGAAAAGTCCGCAGGATACAGCGGCCCAATCATTCAGGGTCTTGTCTACTACGACTCCTTCGTTATCGGCGCAAAGAACGTCGGCATCGGCGTTGCCGGTTCCTCTGCGGCAGTTCTCTCCGCCGCGACCGTGAACGTTTCAAGCCACGTTGCAAGCATCACCTCCGTGGAAGGCGTGACCTTCTACTACACCGACGACGGCACCGATCCGCGATGCTCCACCACGCGCAAGCAGTACACCTCCGGCATCACGCTGACGAACGGCATGACCCCGCTTCGCATCATCGGCGAGAAGGACGGCTGCGTGAGCATCGAGAAGGAACAGGCATACGCCTGATAATCCGGATTCATCGTCCCAACCATAGGGCGGCAACAGATCGTTGCCGCCCTATTTTGCAACAAAGGAGACGCACATGGCGAATATGAAACGGCCGGGCGGAGAAGTGACGGTCGATTTCGGAACACTCAACCCGAAGCAAAAACTGTTCTGCCGCTCCCGCACGAGATACACCGCATACGGCGGTGCGCGCGGAGGCGGGAAAACACACGTTTTGCGTATCAAGGCGTTTGGCGGAGCGCTTTATAACCCCGGCATCAAGATACTCATTGTCCGCCGCGAGTACCCGGAGCTGGAGCAGAACATCATATTGCCGATGCGCGCGATGATCCCGCAGGAGATCGCAAGCTATAACGGCACGATGCGCATGATGTTCTTTGCCAACGGCTCCACCATCAAATTCGGACACTACGGTGTAAATGACGACCTTGAATATCAGGGACAGGAATACGACTGGATCTTCATGGAGGAAGCGACGCAGTTCACGGAGAGACAGTTCCGCACGCTCGGCGCGTGCCTGCGCGGCGCGACGAAGATGCCGCGCAGAATGTACCTGACCTGTAACCCCGGCGGCATCGGACACATATGGGTCAAGAGGCTGTTCATTGACCGAGAATATGACGAGGAAAAGGGAGAGAACGGAAAGGACTACACGTTCATTCCCGCCACCGTGGACGATAACCCTCAGCTTCTGGAAGCGTCGCCGGAGTACAAGCAGATGCTCGACCTGCTGCCGGAGGACATCAGAAGGGCGCACCGATACGGCGACTGGGACGCGCTCGCCGGCACGTTCTTCCCGGAGTTTCGCAAAGAAACGCACGTCATCGAGCCGTTTTACCGCATTCCTGCCGAGTGGAAGAAATACAGGGCATTCGACTACGGTTTGGATATGTTCGCCTGCCTTTGGATCGCGGTGGATTTTGACGGACGCTGCTATGTGTACCGCGAGGTGCAGCAAAGCGGGCTGATCGTATCGGAGGCGGCAAAGCTGGCGCTTGACCTGACACCGCCGGACGAGCACATTGAGTTTACCATCGCGCCTCCGGACATGTGGAACAGGCAGAAGGACAGCGGAAAGAACATGGCGGAAATTTTCGCCCAGAACGGGCTGGGGCTTATCAAGGCGAGCAACAACCGCGTGCAGGGCTGGATGGCGGAAAAGGAAATGCTCAAGCCGATGCGAAACGAGCAGGACAAGCCGGCGCTTCTGGTGACGAGCGAGTGCCGCGGTCTGATCCGCAACATCGCGCTCATCCAGCACGACGAGAAGAATCCGAGCGACTGCGCCACGGAGCCGCACGAGATCACACACATTAACGACGCGCTGCGCTATTTCTGCATCACGCGGACGCTGGGCGCGGAGCGGTTCGTCGAGCAGGAGGACGAACTGCTCGCGGAGCGCGGCACGGACTACGACGAGGAAATGACCGGAGGAGACATGGACGCAAGCTATCTTACCTACGGAGGAGAATGACGGGTGGCACACATCAGCGTGAAAAACGACATCAATATGCTAAAAATCAGCGCGTTTCTCGGGCTGAACGAAAACCCGGACGGCGTGACCGCGCTGAAAACGGGAGAGCTTTCTGAAATGCGAAACTTCCGCATCACGAAGGACGGACACTTGCAGATACGTCCAGGAACAAAAACGATACTTTCCCTTTATGACGCGCTTTCCGCCTTGCTCGGAGAGGATACACCGCCGCAGGAAGAGACACACGTTCGCGGCGTATGGATCGGCAGCGCGGGCGGAACGGAGCATCTGCTTGCTGCATACGGCGGCTATATCTGGGACATCGACAGGGAAAACAACAGCGCCGTGAGCAAGGGGACGCTTACCGACGACAATACGCATTTCTTTGCGTTCGGCGGCAAGGTGTACCTGCTCAACGGACACGAATACAAGGCGTGGGACGGCGGAACGACGACGGAGTTTGCGGACGTGGACGGCTATATCCCAATCGTGCAGACAGCGACGACACCGGATGGCGCGGGCGTACTTTTGGAGAACGTCAACAGGCTCACGAACAAGCGGCGCGTAGAATTTTCCCCGGACGGAACGGCAACAGTGTTTCATCTGCCGGAAAAAGGAATTGACGATACAGCCGGCAGTGTGAGCGTGACGGTTGGCGGCACGGCTGTGACCGGATTCACCGTGGACGCGGCAAGCGGAACGGTGACGATGCCGGAAGCACCGGCAGCCGGAACGAACACAATGACCGTGACCTACGCCAAGGGAACCGGCGCGCGCACAGATGTGACGGCGATGCGGTTTTCCGAGCTGTTTAACGGCTCGACCGATACGCGCGTGTTCCTCTACGGAGACGGGACGAACCGCGCCATTTACAGCGGAATCGACGGGAACACGGGCGAAGCAACGGCAGAGTACTTCCCCGACCTATACGAGATAACAGTAGGCGAAAAGAACACGCCCATAA